CTAGAGGGCAAAATGGCTCACGGCGGGCATGAGGTTTTAAGGTGGAATATGGATAATGTATTTGTCCGCACCGACCCAGCGGGCAACATAAAGCCCGACAAAGAAAAGTCCACCGAAAAGATAGACGGGGCGATTGCCCTCATTATGGCGTTAAGCCGAGCCTTGACCGCCAAGGACACCGAGAGCGTGTATAACCATAGGGGGATTATAATTATATGAGATTTTTTGATATATTCAAACGCACCCGCGCCAGCCCAAAGCATGAGGGGCGGAGCAACAAACTAGAGGACTTTATAAAAGGCACGGACATAGACACGGCGGGCATGAGCAACAGCGGGGTCAATGTGGACGAAGACACCGCACTTAAAATATCCGCCGTTTATGCCTGCGTTAAGGTTATAAGCGAGACGGTGGCAAGCCTGCCCCTAAAACTCCTCAAAGAGGAAGAAAACGGGGATATGCAAAAAGCCCGCCACCACCCGTTATACCCGCTTTTAGCGGACACCCCGAATAATGAAATGTCGGCGTTTACTTTTAGAGAAATGCTAATGACCAACCTGTTATTGTGGGGTAACGCCTACGCACTTATAAGGCGCAACCGCAGAGGCGAGATAGTGGAGTTGTACCCGTTTAAGTCTAAAAACATGGAGGTGACAAGAGACCCAAGCAGTAGAGCGTTGCAGTACCGCTATACAAGCGAAGACGAGACCACAGCCCAAACAACTATATACCGAGCAAGGCAGGTGTTACACATACCTGCCTTTTCCTTTGACGGCGTTGTGGGCGTATCGCCCATAACCTACGCAAGAGAGGCAATGGGTTTATCGCTTGCAACGGAGGAATTTGGTGCAAGGTGGTTTGGGAGCGGCGCTCGTCCCGGCGGAGTGTTAGAGTATCCCGGCACACTCAAAGACCCCGAAAGGTTAAGAGAGAGCTGGAACAAGGTTTATCAAGGCACAAAGAACGCCCACAAAATAGCAGTCTTGGAAGAGGGGCTATCCTACAAAAGCGTTGGTATGTCGCCGGAGGACAGTCAATTTTTAGAGACTAGGCAATTTCAGCTTAATGAGATTTGCCGTATCTTTAGAGTGCCGCCCCACATGGTAGGCGATTTGTCCCGCTCGACCTTTAGCAATATAGAACACCAAAGCATTGACTTTGTTGTGCATACCATACGCCCTTGGCTGGTGCGGTGGGAGCAGGCTATAAGGCGGAGTTTACTCACCGACCTAGAGCGGGAAATTTATCAGCCGAAATTTAAGGTTGACGGATTACTGCGGGGCGACTTTAACAGCCGTATGCAGGGTTATGCGGTGGCGAGGCAAAACGGCTGGATGAGCGCAAATGAGATACGGGCATTAGAGGATATGAACAGGATTCCAAACGGCGGGGACGAATACCTTGTCAACGGCAATATGGTAACGGAAACGCAGGCAGTAAAAATAAAGGAGGATATAAATAAAAACTATGAGTCAACCGAATAACCCAAGAGGGCAGCCGTTAGAACGCAGAGCATTAACCCTCAAGGAATTGAGGGTAGCGGAGGCGGAGGGTAAAGACACGCATATTGAGGGCTATGCCAGCGTGTTTGACAGTTGGAGCGAAACCTTAGGCGGTGAGCTTCCCTTTAGAGAAAAAGTGTGTAAGGGGGCATTTGCCGAGAGCATAGCAAATGACGACATTCGCGCCCTTTACAACCATGACCCCAATTATGTGCTGGGGCGCAACAAAGCGGGAACGCTAGAGCTTATCGAAGACGAGCGGGGATTGTATGTAAAAATCAAGCCCCCCAAGGCACAGTGGGCAAAAGACCTTATGCAGAGTATCAAGCGAGGCGATGTGGATGCAATGAGCTTCGGTTTCACTGTTATTTTGGATAAGTGGTATTCGGGAGAGGACGGCGATGTAAGGGAGCTTATAAAAGTAAAGCTCTATGATGTTAGCCCCGTAACCTTTCCCGCATATCCCGCCACCGAGTGCGATGTGCGGAGCGTTTATGACAAACGCCAGAGTGAATTGAGCAAAGAGGCGGATAAAACCGCCGAGGCACAAAAAGCAAGACAACAAAAAATCGACAGCCTTAAAAAGGCAATTATGGAGGACAATTAAATTGAAGAAAAAAGAATTACAAGCAAGGCTGAAAGATGCCAAGATGCGAGGGCAAAAAATCCTTGCAAAGAGTGAGCAGCGGGAGCTGACGGACGAAGACATAGCTGCGTTGGATAAAATCAAGGCCGAGATGGATAAGTATAAAAAGCTCCTTGATTGTATCAAGGACATAGACACCCCCGACACACCCGCAGACGAAGAGAATGACGGCGAGAGCGGGGACGACAAGGAAAAGCCGGAAGACGAAGACGAGCCGCCTAAAAAAGAAGACCCCGCAAAAAAAGACGAGCGGGGTTTTCGTAATTTAGGCGACCAAATGATGGCAGTGTATAGAGCAAGCCAACCCGCAGCCAAAGTGGATGCGAGATTGACAACACGCTCCGCCAGCGGACTAAACGCCACCAATCCTAGCGATGGTGGATTTCTTGTGCAGACCGATTTTGTCAAAGACCTGTTAAAGCGGACTTATGACACAGGTATTTTGGCAAGCAGGTGTAAAAAGATACCGCTGACCACCAACGCTAACAGTATCAAGATTAACGCCGTTGACGAGATAAGCCGTGCCAACGGCTCAAGGTGGGGCGGATTGCAAACCTACTGGGAAAACGAGGCAGACCAATTCACGGCAAGCAAGCCCAAGTTTAGGCAGATGGAATTAAGCCTTAAAAAGCTGACGGGTCTGTGTTATGTGACGGACGAACTTTTGCAGGATGCGGCAGCTTTAGAGAAAGTTATCAAAGAGGGCTTTGCAGAGGAATTTGGCTTTAAGATGGACGATGTTATTTTGCGAGGCACGGGCACAGGACAACCGCTGGGCATTCTTAACTCGGATGCACTTGTCAAGGTTGATAAGGAAAAAGGGCAGACGGCAAAAATCACGGTTGAGAATATCGTCAAAATGTGGAGCCGGATGTGGTCGCGCTCAAGGGCAAATGCGGTGTGGTTTGTCAACCCCGAAATAGAGCCGCAGCTTTATACGCTGACCGTTGGCGACAAGCCCGTGTATATCCCTGCGGGCAGTATGGCAAATGCGCCGTATGCAACGCTTTTAGGCAGACCCGTTATACCGCTGGAGCAATGTGCGGAGTTAGGCGATGTTGGCGATATTATTTTTGCCGACCTTTCTCAATACTTGCTTATAGACAAAGGCGGAATTAACACGGCAAGCTCTATCCATGTCCGCTTCCTTTATGACGAGGCGGTATTTAGATTTATCTACAGAGTGGACGGGCAACCCGTGTGGAATAAGGCACTCAAGCCTTATAAAGGTGAGGCAACAGTTTCGCCGTTTATAACCTTAGCAAAAAGAGGAGGTAACGCTTAATGGCAGTAATAAGAAATTTAGATATACGGGTGCTGGAAAGCCCCGCCGCAATATTTAATGCGGAAATCGAAACCGACAAAACCAAACTCGACAGCGGGCAGGCGGCACACTTTGTTGTCGCAACAGGGGACGGCACGGTGCAAACCTTGACCGCCAGCGTTTACGGGCAGAGGGGCGAGAGCGACCCCGTGCTTATCCGCACCAGCGAAATCAAGATAGGAGGGCAAGCCGAAAACAAAATTGTCGTGGCGGCGAGGGAACTTTGCCACCATGAACTGGACAGCGTGTATTTGACGATACCGAGCGGGAGCGATGCCGATACGCTGGGGATAATTTTCGTAATTCTTACCAACGAGAGGTACAACTCATAGGGGAGGTGAAACGATGCCGACACTACAGGAGGTAAAAGATTATTTGGGAGTAGACGGGGGTCATAACGACCCCCTTTTGCTTTCCCAGCTTGAGGCAGGGCGGGAGATGGTGGAGAGTATTTTGCGATACCAAATTGCAAAAATCAATCCCGTCCCCGCCATCGTTAAGCAAGCGATACTATTTGCAACAGCTTATCAATTTACAGGCAGGGAGCAAGCGGATATGAAAATTCTTAATAATATGTTACGCAATATGCTTTCTTCGTTGAGGCGGGAGGCTTTTTAGTATGAAACAACGGCCAAGACTACAAAAGGACAAAAAGGTGCAGGTGTATAAGACCGCTGTGC